GAAGGAGATAGATAAGCTGCCCATTGAGGGGCCAGCGGCGAAGGATGGTGTGAGCAAGGGGGAGAGCAAGGCGTATCCCTTTTTGATTAGGCGGACGAGTTTACCGAAGGAATAGATGGAGTTCCGAGAACCAACCCCGCATCCATTCTGGGTGGCCCCGACTCGCGAGGAGTGCTTGGCGAAGGCGGCTGAGATTGATCCTGAGACGGGTGAAGAATATGGGATGGAGCGGGTCATCAACGACCTGATTGTTAGGGAGGAGGGTCTTGAGTGGGCGGTGAAGGAGCCTTACAGCTTGGGCATAGGAATGCGTCCCTGCCATCCTAATGGCAGGTTGGATCATTGGGAGAGGGCGGATGGTTTGTTGGAGAAGTACAATCGTGTTTTGGTGAGTGGGGGCAATCGCAGTGGCAAGACGATGTTTGCCTCGAAGTATTTGATGCGTTTGATGGTGGAGAAGCCTGGGGCGCGGGTGGTGGCATTTAGCATGACCAGCCAGAGCAGCATACGGGATCAGCAACCGGCGGTGTATGGGATGTTACCGACTGAGTGGAGGAAGCCGAAGAAGACCAAGACGACGAACGTGAGTTATTCGGTGAAGAACGGTTTCAGTGAGGGTACGTTTATATTGCCAAATAAATCGCAATGTTGGTTCAACCATTACTCGCAGCAACCGGATATTCTGGAGGGCATGGAGGCGGACTTGATATGGTTTGATGAATTGGTGCCTTACAGCTGGGTGGAGACGGCTGCATACCGTCTGGTGACGCGCCGGGGGAAGTTGTTGATAACGGCTACCCCCATTACTGGGTGGACGAACACCTTGAGTGCGTTTCAGGCGGGGTGCAGTTTTGTGGAGGGTCGAGAGGCGACCATGTTGGAGTCGGACAAGGTTCATGTGCCGGGGGTGCCCAAGGGGCAGATGCCGTATGTGGCGGAGTGTCTGCGTGAGGATTCGGCGGTGATTTGGTTTCACACGGATCAGAATGCGTTCCAGCCGAGGGACGCGATGGAGATGGCGTTGGCGAAGGAGAGTAGTGTTCAGAAGAAGATACGTTTTTATGGGTGGACGGAAAAGACTACGGGCAACTATTTTTCAAAGTTTAGCAAGGCGCATATTATAGAGCCGGGGGATATTCCGAGTGAGGGCACCAACTACATGGTGACAGACCCGGCAGGGGCGCGGGCTTGGGCCACGTTATGGTTGCGGGTGGACAAGGAGGGGCGGATGTATATTTACCGGGAGTTCCCCAACCGCCGTGATTATGGGGAGTGGGCATTGGCGGGAGACAAGCCCGGTGGGGTGAGGGGGCCAGCGCAGGAGAGTCTGGGTGGCCCGGAGAGTTATGTGAACACCTTTCGGGAGTTGGAGGGTGAGGAGGAGATTTACTGGCGGCTGATTGACCCGCGTTCGGGTGGCAGTCCGGCGGCGGTACGTGGGGGGGAGAGTTTGGTGGATGTTTTGGCGCATGAATTTGACATGGACTTTGAGCAGGCGAGTGGGGTGCATATTGAGCAGGGTATCTCGTTGATAAACGAGGTCTTGGACTATAACACGGAGGAGAAGCTGAGTGTGGTGAACGAGCCGAAGTTATACATCAGCAGTGAGTGTGGCAACTTGATTGACTGCATGAAGGAAGCCACCCCGGCGGGTGGGGAAAAGAACTGCTACAAGGATATGATCGACTGTCTGAGGTACTTGATGTTGTTCCGCCCGGAGTATGTGACTGACACCAGTTTCGCGGCGGTTGGGGGAGGGAGTTATTGATTATGATTACAATGGAACATCCCCCCTTGTTGACCCGCGCACAGGCGGTGGAGTTGACGGGGTTGGGCGGTAAATATCTGGACAAGTTGCGGAAAACCGGGGCGGTGCGGGTTTACACCCTATTGGGGGGGAGACAGCATCGTTTCTACCGTGATGATTTAATGAAACACTTGGGATTAAAGGAGCAAAGAAATGGAAAACACTGACGCATTGGTGAGACACACTGTGGCACCGGATGTGCCGGAGCTTATTAAGGAATTCCAGCGCAGCCTTAATGAAGGGTACACCTTGGATCGCACCACCTCGGCGGATGAGACGCGATACATGAGGTGGGGTGGGCAGAGTGATGATGGCAAGAAGCATGACGAGAATTTGCCCGAGGACAAGCCAGCTTTCCCTTGGGATGGAGCGAGTGACACGCGGGTGCCGTTGGTGGACTCGATTATCAATGATTGTGTGGACATCCTGACGGTGGGCACCCAGCGGGCGGTGTTGGGGGTGACGGGCACGGAATTGAATGACATGGAGGGGGCTGGGGCGGCGACGACCCTGATGAACTGGGTAAAGAGTTCCATGCACAACCAGTTGGGTGCGGAGAGCGAGATGTTGGCGCAATACATGATGGCGTATGGGTGGAGTGCGGCGTTTGTGGGGTGGGAGCAGCAGAGTGCCCTGCGGACGCAATCGTTGACTTTGGAGGAAGTATTGGCGATGGCGCAGCAATCCCCGCCGGATAGTTTATTGAGTTCCCTGCCGGAGATGATAGCTGACCTGGAGCGGGAAGGGGAGGTGGCGGCGGTGGTGCAGGATTATGTGCCGGGGATGAAGAAGCGGGCGGCACGCAAGGTGGTGAAGTCTTTGCGGGAAACGGGTTCGGCGGAATTCCCGGTGCCGTACCTGTGTAAGAACGCGCCCGTGGTGGTGGCATTGAAGCCTTATGATGATGTGTTATTCCCGCCGGAGACGATTGACCTGCAAAACGCGAGGGTGATTTTCCGGCGGCAGTTTATGAACGAGGTGGAGCTTCGCACGAAGGTGACGGATGAGGGCTGGTCGGGTTCGTTTGTGGAGCAGGCGATTCACACGGCGGGCCGGAGCTTGGGGTTGAATGATGTGAGTCAGGTGTTGAGTGCGTTTACGAACAACACCGTTGAGCGGCGGGACAACCTGATTGAGATAGTGTGGGCGTACACGCGGCAACTTGATGACAACGGGGTGCCGGGGATTTGGTTTACCATCTTTTGTCCGCTGTTGAACACCAATGAGGGAGAGACGGTGGTGTATGCGAAGCATGAGATGTTGGATTACGCGCACAACCAGTATCCGTTTGTGTTGTTCCGGCGGGAGCATTTGGCGCGTCGGGTGACGGAGAGCCGGGGGGTGAGTGAGTTGGCCCGCACTTGGCAGAACGAGATCAAGGCGCAGCGGGATGCGGTGTTTGACTCCACGAGTTTTGAGACGTTGCCGCCGATTCAGGTGAGCAAGCGGCTGGGGTTGGCGAACAAGATTGGGCCAGCGGTGCAGTTGCCGGTGACGAAGCCGGGGGATTATGCGTTCTTGCAGCCGCCTGCGCGGCCCCCGTCCACGGCCTTCAGCGTGGTGGACGCGGTGCGGTTACAGGCGGACGAGTATTTTGGACGCCCCAACAAGCTGATTCCCCCGGTGGTGACGCAGTTGAAGCAGCAACGGGCGGTGAACCAATGGTTGCGCTCGTGGACGGAGGTTTACCGGCAGGTATTCCGGTTGTGCATCCAGTATTACTCATTAGATGAGTTAATGAGGATTACGGGGGCGCAGGCGGTGCAGGGGTTGAGCCATGACGCGCACCAGTATGATTTCATCTTGAAATTCTCCGTGGCGGACATGGACCCTGACTTGGTGAAGCAGAAGCTCGATTCGATTGCGACCATTGCCGGGACGCTGGATGCGGCTGGGCGGATTGACCGGGTGAAGCTGGTGGACAAGGTATTGCGGGCGGTGGCCCCGGAGTCGGCGGATGAGTTGCTGGTGGATGAGGCGGCGGCTTCGCAGAAGATGTATAATGATGTGAAGCGGGACATCGCGCAGATGTTGCTGGGGTTTGAGGCATCGTATATGGATGCGAGCAACGACCCAGCGGCGGGCACCAAGTTGCAGATGGCGCAGCAGGTTTCCGAGTCCAACCCCAAGGTGGGGGAAGCCATGCAGGGAGATGAGATGTTCCAGCAGTTAATGCAGCGTTACATGGAGAACCTGAACATGGGCGTGATGCAGCAGCAGAATAAACAGATTGGCAGAATCGGCACCAAGCCGATGGCGATGGGGGGGGTGAATGCCTGATACAATTAACTGGGGTGCGCTCCAGTGGGAGGGGCGCAGCGAGCTATGGGATGAAGTGCTGGGCCAACTGGCAAACTTCCAGACCACCGAATGCGATGCTGCGCTCTCTCCCGACCTTACCGATGAGCAGCGGCACTATCTCGCGGGCAAGGCGGCGTCACTGGCAGAGTTCCACAGCCACTTGATTTACCTTCGGGACGCAGCGATTCAACACAAAAAGTAGTACCCTTCCCTACCTTATATTACCCCTTATTACCCTGCTGGGAAGCGGGGTATTTTTTTTGGGGGTATAACGTCATCTAATCTTCATTGGCAAGACGTTTCTGCGAGTCCGCCTTGTCCTGTGAAAGTAAACGCTGAGAAATTGGAGTCTCTTGCGACTCCCCAAAAAATCGCATGGCTGACGAACAGGCAGGGGCAACGGAAACCCTCACCCAAACCGTGGAACCGCAGGGGAATCTTAATCAGGTGGGTCTGGCGGAAATTCTAAAGGACACCCTTGAGCGAGATGAACAGCCGGAACCTCAACCGACTGATGCGGAAGAACAAAGTGAGGAAAGTGAATCGCCCGAAGAAACCCCGGTGAGTGCCGGGGAGGATGAGGGTAACGATCTTTCCCAGACTGAAACGACTGAAGCGGAGGCTGAACCAGCCGCCGCAGAGGTGGACGATGAGCAGCCCGATGGGTTGCCGCCGGACATTCAGGAGAGTGTCAACAAGCGAATCGGCAAGGAAGTCCGCAAGCGGAAAACTATTGAAGAAGAAAAAGCCGCCGAGATTTCCGACCTGAAGGCGCAGTTGGCTACGGCAGAGGCGAGGGTTGATGGGGCTGAATCAACTGAATTCACCCCGCTACCCACTGAGACAAATCCATTTGCCAGCCTCAACACTGTTGAGGAGGTGCGGAAGGAGATGATGCAGGCCGAGCAGACTCTTGAATGGGCGGAGGACAACCCGGATGGATCCGCAAGAAGGCAGCGCGGGCGATGCGGCGACAGTTGCCCGATCAGCTTGGATTTATTCAGGCGCGGGATCATCTGGAGCCGCAGGCATTGGAGGCGTACCCGTGGTGGAAGGACAAGGCGAGCAGCGAGTTTCAGGACGCGATGCAGCTTATGCGCCATATGCCCGAGGTGGCCCGCTATCCTGACTACAAGTTTGTGGTTGGGGATTATTTAGCGGGACGGGCAGCGCGGGAGAACCCGGTGAAGGCGAAGGCACCGGCCAAGGGGGTTAAGAAAGCACCCCCGCAGCCGACTGCGCCGACAGCGGAACCTGCTCCAATAGACCCGGTGGCGGTTCGTTCAGCTTCCGCGATGAAGGCGTTTCAGGAATCAGGAGGGGTCGATGAGTTGGCAAATATAATCAAGCTAGACTTATAGCTTGGGGAAGGGGGGCCGGATGGCTTCATTACTAGAAAAAGATCAAATCGGCAAACGTGAGAGTTTAGCTGATTTAATTTCCCTTGTCGATGCTCACGATCTTCCGTTGGTCAGCAGCGCGAGAAAGGGAGCTAAACCGGGGAACACACTGATGCAATGGCAGGCAGACGCCTACGATAGCGCAGTGATTACAGGAACCGTCGATGGCACAGATGTGACATCGAGTGACTACCAAAATCCGGGTGCAAACCGTGCGATTATATCGAACTATGTTCAGATTCATCGTCGGGTTGTCCGGGTGTCTCCATTGGCACTTGAGATCAGCAATGTTGCTGGATTAAAAAATGAAATTGCCAATGGTATTGCGCACAAATTAGTTGAAATTAAGAGAGATTTAGAGAAAACCTATCTCTCGGCTAATGACGCACAGGCGGATGCGGGCGGCTCAACGCCGTACCTCACCAAAGCCTTGGGCACATGGATCAGCACTGGTGGCGGTTCTGTGTTGCAGGTTCCGAGTGCATTCCGCACTCCAACTGCGAGCATTGAAACGACTGCGACGACCTCGAATCTCACTGACACAACCGTTCAGGATGTGTTGGCGAGCATTTATTCGGAAACTGGAAGCATCAAGAATTTCATGATGCCTCTGGGTCGTACCTTGAAGCGAGCCTTTACGGATCGCCTCACGGGCACGCGCAGTGTGACTGACGCCAGCAATCAAATTGCGGCAACCCAAATCCGCACCTTTTCGCCCCAAAAGGGCAAGAGTGTGGTACTCGCCGTCGATTACTTCGAGGGTGATTTTGGGAGCGTTGCGTTGAGTCCCGATAACTTCATGGTGGCACAGACTGATGGGTTTGTGCTGGACATGAGTGGCATTGAGATTCGGTACGGAAAATTGCCGGAGATCAAGGATTTGCCCGACGCGGGTGGTGGCCCGATCAAGATGATCGAGGTGGTGGCGGCTCTGGTCGTTCACAATCCATTGGCGCACGGTCATTTCGACTTGGGTAGCTAAATGCTTGAAGAAGCAATCAACTCGTTGCCGGAGGATTTGCGACATCGTGTGGGTGTCGCCCTCCGGCGGCGGGTCTTATCGCAGTGTGATGATGCCGTCACGGATTCCAAGAGGATTGCCGTTGGCAACAACTCCAAGGAGTACCGGCACATCGACGGCATGGGGGAGATGAGGGCGAGTATTCCACCCACGGCCTACCATTTCTGGGGGCAGCGCGAGGGGTACGCAATCTGGAGCGACAAGAAGTTTATGAAGAAATACTTGCAGGACAACCCGGAGGTGAAGGTGAAGGCTGTCTCGGGCAAGACGCAGGTGGGTTATGCTGGGAACGGATTTTTCGGGGCCGGGTTGGGGCGAACGGTTAAGGTGTACCAATGAGGAAACTGACTTTCAAGAACGTGTTGCATGGGGTGGCGCACTTGGCGGGGCTTGATCGTGATAATTTATCAAACAGTGAGTTCGCCCGCATTCGCGACTTGAGTGATGCGCGGCTGGCACTGGCGTGGGAGTCGGGTGAGTGGCCTGATGTGTTGCTGGTGGAGGAGCGTACCTTTCGCCCCCTCTGGGACAGTGACACCACCTACGCCAAGGACGGGGAGGTTTATTATGCGACGGAGGACAAGTATTACCAGAGCATGGCCGAATCCAACACCGGCAACACTCCAACCACCAAGGCGTGGTGGGCTGAGTCTAGTGAGACTCCGGGTGGAAACGATTGGATCAGCGGCACCGCCTATGCAGTTGGAGATAAGGTTAAACATGACACCGATGGAAAATACTATTGGTGTTACTTGGCTCATACGGCAAGCGGTTCTATTACACCGGCATCGAGTTCTTATTGGACGCAATTAGTGCCATTTGACCGCTACCTCGCCTACGAGCAGTCGGGGGAGACGAAGATTGGTGGGTTCCTTGCCATCCACAAGAAAGACCCGTTAAATTTCACGGTGAACAAGGAGTACGGCTATAAGTTGAGCGGGAAAGGGGCGCACCTGACGGCGAACGTGACGAAAGTTTGGGTGAAGGGGCGCAAGTACCGCCCGGTGTTGAGCGGTGACAATTTCTCTTCCACCAGCACCTATGCGGTGGGGGATCAGGTGTATCATGGCGGGCAGCTTTATGATGCCAATGCGGCAACTTTAGCTGGGGAATCGCCCGTGAGTCATGCGAGCCAGTGGGACTTGGTGGAGATTCCCTACATCTTCCAGAATTATTTAATCCGGGGTGCCTATGCGGATTATCTGCGGGCGATGGGCAGCAACGAGTTGGCCTCGGCGGCGGACATGGACGCGGAGGCGGTGATGACGCTGGAGGCGGACAAGTTGCTGCGCCAGCAGGGGCAGGT